CTTTTCAGTGTTTGCAAGTTGAGCGTTAAGCGACGCAAGTGCCTTGTTGTATTGATCGCTCGATATTCGGCCGTCTTTAAACGATTGAGATAGTTCGCGACTTTGGCGAATAAGCTTGTCTCGCTGGCTTTCGTTTTGACGGATGATCGCGCTAGCTTGAGCGGTAGCCCTTTGAACCATTTGCATATCTTGAACCATGTGTGCCACGGCTTCGCGTTGCACTCGGTCCAGTTCTTCGGCGGCCTTTTTTGCTTCCTGTGTTTTCTTTGTGAATGGAGCGTACTTGTCGGTAACGGACTGAACCGCGTTTGCGTATGTTGCGGTTTTCTTACCAGATTCGCTAAAAGACTTTTCGAGCAAATCAAGCTCCCGACGCATCTTAATATGTGCCGGGATTGATTGATTCATGATCTGCACAACTTTTGCAACTTCATTTCGTGCAAGCGTCGTGCCCTGCGAAAAGTTGCTCGCATCCATTCCCAGTCGGACATTTAGCGCGGCAATCGTTGTCATGCGTTAAATCCGAAACTCTGAAGGATGTACTTCGTTTGCAATTTTCCGTCACGAATTCCGCCAGTTTTTTCAACTTGGCGAGATCGCTTAATCCACGGCAACGAATCGCTAGGCAAAAAATCGACTGGCGAAAGTGCCGTCATTTTCTGCCCTGCGGTCGCTGCGGTGATCGATTGTTGGACGCTTAGCATCGAAAGCACTGCCGCCGTCTGCTGCCAATCGTTGCCGAATGGCTCGATTTTGTAATATGCTTCCCATATCGCAAGCGTTCTATGGCTGATCCGATCCAACCACGCCTCTGGATCGTCGCAGCCTATTTTTAAACAAACCCGACAAGCCAGAACTAGCTTGGGGTTTCTTCTGACTCCCCCAATATTTTTTTCGCCTCTTCATCAAACCTCCCGCCTGTCGCAAAGCTTATGCAATCGTCCTTCAACTGCTCGTAATAAGCAGCGTCGAGGCCGTCTAGCTCCGCGTAATTATCGACAAGCGGCTTGCCGTCATCGCCAATTAACATCGAAGCCACAAGCATCATTTGAGCTACACCCAAGCGGCTCAAATCGCCCTTGCCGGTCTTCGGGTCGATCAGTGACGATTGATAACGCGACCATTCCAGCGGCGATGGCATCCGTAGCGTAAGCTCGTCGCCCTCTACCGTTACGGTTTTAGTTTTGCGCTCGAACCGCTTTTTCAATTGCTCTTTGCTGATTGCCATTAGCTCCACTCGTCTTCAATTTCATCATCTTCATCGCCGTCAAGAAGCTCTTGCTCTCGAACCGGCGGCAACGAAGACACGCCCCGGATATTCCCGCCTAGCTTGCGTTCAACTGCGGCCATAACTTCGGCCTGTTGGGCCTCATCCATCGACACAATGCACGCAAGCCAAGCATTATCACACTTCGGCAGATAGCCAATCTGTTGGCCGTCTGCCCTTACAATCCACTGACCATGATCAACACGCTCACCACGCAAGCCGGTGCCGATATGGTCAGTCAATTCGATTTCGATTTCTTCGGCCACGATTACGCCTCAGGGGTGAACGCAAGCGACGCCCCGGTCATCCGAAGCGTAAACTCCGCAGACATGGTGTTGTCGTTTTCAAGCGTCGGAAATTGGAACGTTTTGAAAAACGCCTGCCCCGCAAGTGTCGCGCGAGTGACGCCGCTTGTTGCCGTCGAAACCTGCGGGAAGGTGATTGTCGCAGTCGAGACGCTACCAGCAAGCGACGGCACGCCGAGCGTAGGACGAAAGAAAATCGTCCCGCTGATTTCGTTTGGCGTCGCCAAGTCTGCCGGGTCCATTCGCTGAAATCCGGTGTCTGAAAGGACGGTGACGTCACGTTCGCCAAGCTCCCATGAGCCCGGGTTGATCGAGACGATATCGCCGACCCATGCTGTAGTAACGCCGGTCGTTAACGTGCCGGACAGAGTCAAGGTTGCCGAATTGCCGGTCTGAAATCGCTGACTCATTTATACGCTCTCCGTGTAGGTGATTAGATAATCGAAAATCGTCAGATAGCGGTGCTCCTGTCCGCCGTCCGTTGGCAACTCATCTAGCGACTGATTGCCGCTGTCGATGTTCACCGAAAGAATCTGCATCGTGCCCATCGCCCCTAAGTGACCCACCAGCCCACAAGTTCTAATTGCTTCGGCTATCGCGTTTGCTCCGGCTCGCGTCGATGCGTAAGCGGTGAACTCAATTCGGCATCGAGCGACACCTGCCAGCCCATTTAGCTTCGTATCGTGTAGCGTGCTGACAACCACGTACGTCAACGCTCCACCGCTCGAAACCCTGTAGGCTTGCGGCAATACGTCCGGATAAATCCGCGTGCCAACCAAAGCGGCTACGCCGGTCTTTGCCGCAATGAAAGTCCGAACGGTTGTTCCGATGTCTGCCATTATTTAAGTAGTCCGCTGCCTTGCGGATTGTCCAAGTATTCCTTGATAACGCGAATCGCCGCCGACTTGGCCGCTCCGCTTGCTTCGTCTGCCGATCGCTTTACGAATTGATTGACGGTTCTCGATCGCTTAGAGGCTTGCACCGCGTCGCGCCCCCAGTAGACCGCCCTTGCGTGGTCCTTGCTGAATAAGTTGCCGTGCCCGCCGCCATCGCTCCAAGACGGACCCACGATTGCTTTCGCTCCTGTGCGAAACTTTCGGATGACCGTTGCCAACGTCGTGTGCAGCGGCTTGCTTCCGCTCCATCTCTGCCGCGTTTTTTGGCTCTGTAGCTTGCGTGAATTAGTTCTCCGACTGTCCGGCACGATCATTCGCATTTTCGTCTGCACCGGCCTTGCCGCGGCTCTCATCGCCTTATCGCAAACTTTGAACCTAACCTCGGTATCAAGCTTTTTAAATAAGTCCTGAACCTCTTTATCGTTCAGGACCGTCATGCCGATTTGAGCCTTTTTGGTAATCGCAACCATCACGCCACCGCCTTGCAATGAAGCTCTAAGTATCTGTTTTTACCTTCGACCGGCACGACGTGGAAAATTCCATATCGTTGACCGCTTCGAGTTATCTGCATTCGAGTCGTGTAGCCCGATCGATACCGCACCGTGAATACCGCATTGATCCCTGCTTCGACTTGTCGCCCTCTTGTCGTCTCGCCGCCTGCGGTCGATTCAAAGCTTGCCGGCTCATCGACAAGCCAAGACGAAAGCGACACAACCGGCTGCCCTGCCGTGTCTTGTGTCGTGCCTTCAGTGCTGACCGTTATCCGATCACGCATCTGACCAACGCGAAACATTTTGCCCGGGCGGTAGGTCATGGATACGTAGCCCTCATTCGCTTGTAAACAAGTTGGGCATATCGTGAATCGTCATAAATCGCCGTCGAGTAAAGCATGTCCGGCGTTTCAAATTTATGAGCGACCAGCATCAAGATTGCTCCGCGGTCCAGTTGCGATACGTCGGTCGTGTTGGCTCCGTAGCCGGCGACGTAAACAATCTGCCATGCGTCCCACTCTTCTTGATAAGTCGGCACCGTGTACTGTCGCCGAAACCTGACCAGCCCGTTCGGAATGTCAAGTTTGTAATCGCTTACCGAGACCGTCTGTAGCGTTCCGGCACTATCTCGATACTTGACCGACGAAACCGATTGAAGCGGCCGAAAGCTTAGCCGCATATTCGGCTCCCATCGCTCTTGAACGTGCTCAATCGTCTGCGTAATCATCTTGGCATGCGTGTCCGCTTCCCAAGTTTCCGTTGCCTCTTGGATCAAGTCGGCTAGCCGCTCGTCGTGCGCTTCATCGCTTGCGGCGATGTTGAGTTGACGCTTCGCTTCTTCGATCGTGACCGGGTCGTTCGTCGGCTTGATCGTGACGCGAACGCTCGGCCCCGTTGCCGGCTCGGTCGATTGCAAGTTCGTTAGCGTTTGCATTTTGCACCACCTCCGCCAGATTCATCCGACACAATAGATCCGCCACCCCGCCGCCGATAACTTCGCTGTCGAGGCGATGCCCAGCAGAAAAACGCCTCCAATCGGCCTTGAGTTCTACAAACATTCCTTGACCCATTGATTAGGATAAATGTGCTTTGGCCCAAACGTCGTCGGGTCGTGAATCACGATCATCTCTTCGAGGTGTCCGATTCTCACTTTTGGATCCAAATACAACGAATTGCCAGCCCTTTCCCATTGTCGCCAAAAATGAATATCATCGTCCGT